CTGTACGTACTTGATGTTGAGCGGGGAAAGTGGGATCCCGAAGACTTGCTCAACAAGGCCATTGAGCTATGGGACAAATGGAAGCCGTACGACCGTCGCCGACCAATGCCGATCCGAGATATGGGGATTGAGGATAAACAGGCTGGGCAAGGCCTTATCACCACACTTAAAAAGCGTAAAGAGATACCTATCAAGGAAATCCCGCGCGGCGAAGGACAGAATAAGCTGGTTCGAGCACTCAACGTGGTACCGCAAATCAAGACTGGCAAGGTCTTCATTCCTGCGACATACGATGAAAATGGCGAACGACTTTCACATGTGCTTTATGCCGACGGATCTATAGCTGGGTCAACTTCCTGGGTACCCACCGCCCTTGCTGAGTTTGCCGCATTTAGCGCCGACGACAGCCACGACAACGATGACATCGTTGATACCTGGATGGACGCCATCAGTGACAACCTCATTGAGGGGGGGCATCTAGATTATGGATCATGGCTGTGAAGCCTGAGTGACCCACCCAACATGAGGCTTTCATCATGAATAACGGTTGGAACTGGAGCGGGCAAGGTAAGTGGTACATTTACTGGGCGCCTACGGAGGAGCTGTTAGGCAGTAATCGCCGGAGGATGTCTGCAGTGGCCACCACGCTTGAAGTCGCCATTCAATCCTACGACCGATTCAACATGGACGAGACCGGCTACAAGATTCTTATCGAGCAGTTGCAGCCCACGGTGGCCTCTGAAATAACCTCGATATTCGTTGCATCCGGTGTATGGGACAGCACTTTGGAAGAATTCCTTGCCGCTTCTGGCGTCACCTCGTAACCAGTCAGGCATTTCATGAAATCAAATAAACCGAGACTGCGGCCTGACAAGGCTGGTGGTTTCAGCATGGTCACGCGCGATGGATTAGTGAACCTTTACACCGGTCTTGGTACTGGGAGGGACAGTCGCACGGGGGCAAGCTTCCAGTTCGGCACCTACCAGGATTTCGTTCAGTACGAGGCGGCTTACTCGGAAAACTGGATCGCCCGAGACATTATCGACATTCCCGTGGACGATGCGACCCGTGAGTGGCGGGAGTTTCAGCACCAAAACGCTGATTTGATCATGGCGGAGGAAAAGCGCCTTTGCATCCAGCAACGCTTCCAAGAAGGCATTAAATGGGCTCGACTCTACGGCGGCGCAGTGATGGTGATGTTGACCGATCAGGATCTCAGCAAGCCCCTGAACATCAACCAAGTCAAGAAAGGATCGCTCAAGGCCATCCGCGTCATTGACCGGATGTATATCAGCGGCCAGGACTGGAACTACACGGATATCCTGGCAGAGAATTACATGCTGCCGAACTATTACCTGCTCTACGGCGGAGCCACGCGGATTCACTATTCGCATTTGGTGCGGCTGCCGGGTGCAATGCTGCCCATGCGCCTGCGCCAACTCAACGGCATGTGGGATGACAGTGAGATGCGGCGCTGCCTAGAAGACTTGCGCGATGTCGTCGAGTCAAAAGGCGGCATTGCCAAGCTGATTCAGACGGCAAACGTTGACACCGTCACCGTTGAAGGCCTGAAAAGTGCTCTGGCGGCTGGAGACACCGAGAAGTCGACTATCGACCGCTTTAAGATCTTCAACCTGATGAAGTCAGCCCACTCGTTGGCGCTGCTCGACAGCAAGGAGGTGTTTGATCGCAAGGGCGTAACCTTCGGAGGCTTGGGCGATATCCTTACGGTGCTGATGACATGGATATCTGGCGCCGCTCACATTCCTATGACTCGCCTCTGGGGCGTTCAGGCCAAGGGGCTCGGGAATTCCGGCGAAGGCGACATGGACAACTACTACAACGGTCTGAGAGGCAAGCAGGAAGGCCCCTATCGGCAAGTACTGGAGCGATTGGATCAGGTTTTGGTTCGATCAGCGCTGGGCGAGTTCCCTGCCGACTACGAGTTCCAGTGGAGACCACTCGATCAGCCAGACGGTTTGGAGCTAGCTCAGACGCGCAACGCCAACGCACAGGCGGATGATATCCGAATCGCTCAGGGTGTTCCGGCTTACTTGGTCATGCAGAAGCTCAATGCGTCCGGGGAGTTCGATATCCCCGAGGAAGAGATCAAGCATATGGAGACTGCTCACAATGCTCAGCGTACAGGCGAAGCAATCGACCGAAAGCCCGTATCAATCGCGGGCGGTGATCCGGCCGACGAGAAAGGCTGAGGCGTTTTATCGTCGGCAGTTGCTTGATTTAGTTGATGCCATGGCCCTAGCAGTACGCGATCGTATCGTGCCCAACCTGAGAGCCAACTGGGAGGCCAGAAGTCTGGCGTCCAAGCATCTCACTCAGGATGCGTCCTACTCTGACCTTCTGGTGGAGCTGATCGCCTCAACGGCGAACATGTTCCTCAGCATCGACCTGCGCGGTAGTGCTTATCGACCAAAAGCCAAGCCACCAGCCAGCAAGATCCGCCGACAACGACGCCCTGTCGAGTCGCCGGCGGAGCAAGTCGCTCTGCATGCGGTTGAAATGGCCGCAGATGAGGCAGATGAGCATTTGGTCAAGGAGTTGCGCCGCACTGTCAGGATTGACGCTCAGGCCTTAATGACCAGTGAGGGCGTTAATGACTACATCGATGCAATGGTCGCCAGCAACGTTGCCGAGATCAAGTCGATCCCTAAGGAGTTTTTTGCTGATGTAGAGCAAGTAATTCTCGATGGGTATGCCAACGGGGTATCTCTAAAGCCACTGATGGATCAGTTGCAGCAAAAGGTTGAGATCAGTGACCGCAAGGCCCGGCTGATCGCTGCTGACCAAATGAACAAGGTCAACAGTGATGTTGAGCGTCGGCGAATGGTGAGCATCGGTATCAGCCGCTACAAGCATTCCACCTCAAAGGATGAGCGCGTCAGTGGCAACCCTGCAGGGCGTTACCCGAACGCCAAGATCAGTTGCTTTGGAATTTCGCAGCAAGACATTGGTTATGGGCCAGGCATCTACCTACTGAAAGACGGCGCCACATGGAAGGGGCAGAAAGGCCTGTTTCCTGGTCGATGTCATATCAAATGCCGATGCACTTTCACCCCTCAGATAGAGGGATTCGATTATTGAGCCCTGCTGATGCGGGGTTTTTTATGCCCGGAATCTAAGCATGAAACTCAAGGTTCAAGACAAGAGCGCCTCGCTGGGGAGTCGCCGCGAATTCACTGATAACGGCTATTTGAAAGTGCCGGGGCGGGTGGCCAGAGTTGGTGTGCAGAACTACTTCGCAATGGAGTTCGACTACCAAGCCATTAATACGCAATTCGGCCTGTCTCTCAAACCAACTGACGTCATGCGCGTCTATCGCCCGCCCGAGTCGGTATTTGATCCGATATCACTCCAGAGCTACGACAATGCCGATATCACCGTAGAGCACCCTGGAGACTTCGTGGGCGCCGAGAACTACATGGGGACTTCGGTAGGCCATGTGATGAGCGAAGGGCGTCGTGATGAAACAGATCCTGACTGGGTAGTCGTTGATCTTCTGATCAAAGACGGCTTCGCAATCAAAGCGGTCGACTCTGGGAAGGCGGAGCTAAGCGCTGGGTATGAATCTGAGTACGACTACCGTCCTGGCTTAACTCCGTCCGGCGAGGCGTATGACTTCATTCAGTCCGGCCCTGAGATTAACCACGTCGCGTTATGCGGCAAAGCTCGAGCGGGCCATCGCGCCCGCCTTTTTGACTCACAAACAAAGGTAATTGAGATGCCGAAGGTAAAACTCTTCGACGGCGCCATGGTAGAGGTCCCGGACGAAAATACACAGACGATCATCCAGAAGGCCATCGACTCGTTGGCCGGCACCCTGGATGCGGAAAAGTCCCGTGCCGACAAAGCTGAAGCCACCCGCGACTCGCTTGATGGTGAGCTGACCACCCTGAAGGCCAAGGCCAGTGATTCGGCCTTGGCTCAACGTGTGACCCTGGTGCTTGCCGCTCGCGACTCGGCTGTACGCCTGGCGGGCAAAGAATTCACTACCGATAGCTGCGATCCCATCGCCATTAAGGCTCAGGCCCTGGAGGTTGTTGGTGTGAAGTGCCGCAATGCAGAAAAGTGGGCTGACGCCTCTTCTGCTTACATCGAGGCGTTCTTCGACTCGGAGATGGCGCGCAAGGAAGAGGACGATGAAGATGAAAGCGACAAGAAGCAAAAGGCCAATGATTCACTGAGCGGCCTGGCCAAGGATCTTTCCGTAGCCAAGCCTAAGGGCGGAGCAACGGCTCAGCAGACCCGTGACTCCGACTACCAAGCGTTCCTCGATAAGCGCTACGCGACCCAGGAGGTTAAGTAATGGCTATTGCACAAGATGAGTTCGACATCTATCGCCTGGATGCCTACGAAGGTCAGATTGGCACCATCGAGATTAATCGGGTGTCTTCTGGCGTAGCGGGTACTGACATTGCTTTTGGCCGTGCTGTCGTACGAGATGCTGCAACCGGTCATGTTGTGCCGTGGACAGCCAAATCAAACGCCTGGGATCTACTGGGCATCTCTGTGCGCTCGCAGACCGGTAACAGCGTACAAATGCCTCAGTACGGAAATACCTATCCAATCACCACTGCTGGTTATTTGGCAGGGCAGAACCTTTCCTACATGACCAGCGGCGCTATCCGCGTCATGTGCGTGGATGGCGCCCTAGCGGGGGACGAGGTTTCCATCGTCACTATTGCAGGCGCCAACCTCGGGCGCTTCACTTCCAAGACTGGCGTAAAAATCCCATTCCTTCGTTGGAAGGACGACGTGACCGCCGGCGCCATTGGCTGGATTGAACTCAACGGCATCTTCTCCGCCTCCGGCGTGTAATAAGGACCTGAACACATGAAAAACCTTCCACGTATGAGCACCTTCGATACCGATCCGACCGCCGCTCTGTCGTTCTTGACTCAGCAAGCGGCCTATATCGAGGCAGAGGTGTATCGTCAGGAATACCCACAGTACAAGTACCCCCAACTGGTACCTCTGGACAACAGTGCTCCCGATTGGGCACAGGTCGTCGGCTTCCGTTCGGTCAACAGCCGTGGCGAGATGAAGCTGTTTGGGCCGAAGTCCACTGACGTGCCGACTGTTGAAATCGCGTCGACCATGGGCTTCCACGAAATCCAAACCGGTGCGCTCGGCTATGAGTACAGCATCGAGGAGCTAGGTTATGCACAGCTCAACGGCATCAATATCGACAACGAGCGCGCTATTGCTGTGCGTGACGGTGTCGAGAAGGGTCTGAACCAGATCTACCTGCAGGGCGGCCTGATCACCGGTGCCAACGGCAAGACCCAGGCTGTAGGTGAAGGTCTGTATACGGGAACCAACGTTTCGCGTATCGACCTGGCCGGTACCATCGCTACACTGGTTGCGGCCGGTAACGCGCAAGGTGTGCTGGATGTGTTCTCGAACGCATACAACCAGGTCTACCTGGTCAATACCAACACCGTCCACGTGCCGACAGCATTCGTAATGCCTCCCAGCACTTACTTGCTCCTCAAGCGCAC